CAGTGATTTTCCACTGCACGTCTGAACATAAACTCATAATCAAAACCAATATATTATACCCGATAATGATGTCTGGATCTTGTTCTTGTATGACACCTGCCCACCTTGTTAGTAGATCACGTTCAGTTTTGACGGTTTCGATAACAGCGCCATCTACATCATCGCAGGAACCTACCACCAAACAATGGTTCAAATATGGTTCTGTCGTTCCATAATTCATAAAAGTAGATCCAATGAAGGTTACCTCATCACCCTTTAGTCGGGGAAATAGAGTGGTGAGCGTTTCATCTAGGATTTTGATTTGTTCATCACGTTCATATTGGTCGCCATACATTATATCCATAATCGTTGTATTTTTCTTCATTTTTAGTTTTTTTTGGTAGTTGTTTCCATAAGTTTTGTGCTCTTGGCTGTTATCGATTGTCTCGCCGTTTGCATCTGATGAACCCTCTACGTTATTTTGATGTGAATCTTTCATTGCTTCCATTATTTTATCAATTCTCAACAAATCACTATTATCTTCGTCTGCCTCCTTTTTTGCGTTTTCTAAAGACTTGCTTAGCAACTTTTTTATAGTATTTACTACCTTCTCTTTTGATGGTTTTAGTTTTGGATATACCGCATCGACATCTTCCACTTTTCCAAAACCAAATGCTGCCAACACCATCTTTTCAAATAACATACCTCCCATCTCTTCGTCTATATGTTTTTTTTGTTTCAAAAAGACATCTACCATATTGGCTGATAGACGCTTATATGTTTTCACTGGAATAGGGAAATCTCCATGGCTACTGCTCGCCTCAATATCGAAACTACATATTTTATAGGGCACCGAAACCTCTTTTTCGGGTTGTGGCACCACGTGTTTTAATGATGAGATATATTCATATTTACAAGTTGTTGTTTTTGCATCTTCTGGAACTTTCCCTACTTTTGATGTGCTAAGTGAAACCCATCCAGAAGGACTTATGTTGTTGATGTGGAAATATCTCAATAAGGGGGGAATATTACTCTCGTATAATTCTAATTCGACATCCATCATTTCGATATTTGTTCGAATTCGCCGTTTTCCGAACTCTGCTGATTTGTCTTCAATATATGAATACCACAAATTCTTGTATTTATTCATTGCTGCACTATTTTTAAAGGAAATTTGCACAAACTTATGGGTTCTACCACCTGAGAAACCATATAGCTTATGATGATCGACCAGTTTATACGAGACAATGGATTCTTGAAACATCTTTGGCACTCGGGTTTTTAAATCTCTTATCATAGAATTGACTGCATATTGTGTCCAATCGTCCCCCACACGAATATAAAAGAACGGGTTGAAATCATTTATATATATACAATACGTTTCTCCCTTTTCGTCTATGCCAAACATTTGAATTATAAAGTTCTTATCGTCTATTTTTGGTCCCTTTCGTTTTTCTTCATCTGAACTAGAACCTTCGTCGTTCGTAGGTGGGGATTCGTCATAAATCTGAATATCAATTAAACGACACGAACGCACAATCGTCGGTTTCGACTTTTTCTTGACAACTAATTTCTTATTAGCAGGTTGTTCCATTCTAGATTATATCTTGAAAACTGTTTAGATTATTTTAGCTAATTATGTTGAATTCATTCAAATCAATTTTATTGACTATACCCCTGCATTATGCCAACGATTTTATTATACATTTGAATTTATAGCATTATGGTCATAGTCATCAACTAAATATGTAAGCTCAGGTTCGTTGTGGTATATAAGTTATTTGTCATAAGAACGAGAAAAATTGGGTGTTTGAAATGAGAAAAGGTGTAAATCTATAAGGGTTTTAAAAATTGATTTATATTGAACAATTTGAAGGATACAAATAACCAATACTTCAATATGACGAATATATATTATCAAGCCGAACTATACAATACTATCACGGAAAACCAGAAAGGTAGCATTAGTATATTCAATAAAACTGGACATTTGGAAAAATCGCTTATTAGTGGTTCTTCTATTTTCAAACAATATCTACCGTCTTTTATTGCTCTATCAAAAACGAATTTAATAGAATCGCTTAATAAAATAACCGGACAAATTGTGTTAATGCAGTATCCAGACACATCTTCTTATTCTCAAAATTACCATTTACAGTTTTTCAAGTTGGAAGACGTAATTATTAATACTGAAGATTCTATTGATCGTCCTTATATTCAAATATCCACTATGGATGAGATATGTGGGAAATATACGGAATTTATATATTCGTTTCAACTGAATATGTATAAAATATGGATACCGACGAAAATGTTTATTGAAAAAATAAGCCAATACCCTGGGAAACAATTGAGAAATGATACGTTATTCAACCAATATATATTACGACCGGACGTTATTGTTAATAATGAACTTGCCGATAACTTATTTGATTGCCAACTATATAATCCAAATATGGATTTCGTAAAATAATAAAAATTGAAATAATATAACAAACAATTCAAATCATTATACAATTTAATGTCGGCTGCACCTCCGAGTTGTTTAAATAACACTTGTCCATCACATACGCGACAATACGCATTTAGATGTAATTACCAGTCTGGCAATTATGATTATGCGGCCAATCCTAACAATACTTGTTTGCGATATATCGATTCTACTGGCACGTCTATTTACGATTGTTGCACAATGAATGACCCAACCTGCTGCAAAGGAACATATTTTACATATCAACCTACAGCTCGACCTACATTATCACCGTGTGATCAAGGTTGTGCAAAAAAATACTATATGGATAGTTGTAGTTGGTTTCAAAAAAGGGACATTAACAAAACTTGTTTAGACGACCAAACTGGCAACTTCCGTTGTTGCACAAATAATCGGGCACATTGTTGTTTGAAAGACGATACTAAACTATTTCTAACTATATCAAGTATATCCATTATTATTACGTTATTATGCTTATTATTTCATTTCAAATATAAAATAATAAATCGAGAACCAGAAAAAACATTACTCAAAATATACCCCGATGTATAATCAGGGGGCATTTTTTATGCGATTGCATTATGGACTTCCTCCGGCCCAACGAATCAATCCCGGAGTATCTCTCTCTCCTATATATTTTACGAAACGACCATTCGCAATTTTACCCATTGTAGGAAACCCTTCTGCTTTTACTGGAGGACCTTCTGAAATATATTTTTTATTTAATTCAAGTAGTTCAGATTCTATATTATCACTGCTCTCTATTTCTCGAATAGTATCTGGAGAATAAAGCTGTTTATTATACAAATGAGTTTTCATTTCATCCCAAGATGGTTTTAGGGCTTTACAATGCCCACACCAAGTTGCGTGTATCAATACTAAAACGGGTGTATCTTTTTTATTATCGATTGCTTTGGTGGGCTCGGTAAAAATTTCTTGTTCTGGTTCTCGTTCCTGTCTCAATAAGTTTAATCTTTCGAATAAATGCTCTCGTAACCCGACTAAAGGAGACAACGATTTTGTTCGTTTCTTTGATTTACTGGTTTTTCTCTTTTTAACACCTTTCTTACTTTTAGACTGCTTAGTCTTCTTTTTACCAGTAGATTTTTTCAACTTATTCGAAACAGATTTGTTTTTTGCCGTTTTATTTGATGATCGGGCCATAGTGATATCTATATATACTCGCTATAAAATAAAATTCTACACTCTATATATAGATATTACAATGATTAAAACGACTAAAATTTTATTTATCCTGTTTTTAGTGATGACATTTATATTTGGTCTATATGCTACTACGTTTTATAGAACAGATTGTAAATGTAAAAAAGAAAAGGAATCGTTTGAAAACAAATCATGCCCTGATATGTTAATTAAAAAAGGGAATGTTCTATTATTGTATAATTCAAGTGAAGAGACCAGCTCTGAAAACCCGATACCATTTTTTAATTTAGACGAGTATATCAATTATTTAGAGATACAAAAATCGAAGGGAGTTGATTGTCCCGTATTGTTCTTGCAAGAAGAAACTACCGCACAAGGCGAAAACGTTTATAAGGTGCGTCCCAGTCCATTTGATTTACAAGGTGGATTACCAAGCACTCCTAATTTGAACGAACCTGATCAAGCTAAGATTAAAAAAGTGGTTGATGCATCTATAAGCAATCCTCCTTATAATAAAGATCAAACGGCAGGATTTGATGCACACGGACAAAATAATGGTGAATATACAAATATTGATGCTATTCATGATAGCACTAGTGCCCGAAAAATTAGCGATAACCCTATGGATAAAAACTGGGCCGGCACCACATACACGCAACAAATGGTCGAGTCTGGTAAATATGTAGGAAATGAAATTAAAAAACCGGTGTTTTTCAATCCTAAAACCGTTTTTTTTCCGAGTATCCCGTCTGAACATTCCAATCCACAGGATATATTATAAATGATTATAGTGCATACAATATTATAATCATTTACGAGTTTTGCATTGCATATGGGTCCATCTTATTCAACTTTGTATTGTCGCTATCCGTATAGAAGAGATATTGAACAGATAAATCATATCCTTGAAGAGTTTCAACATCTCGGTAGTATTTCACCCATTTCACCAGTTCGGATTCGCGTTTTTCTTGAGAAATGTGCTGTTTCTTTCCGTCAGTTTTATATGAATCTGGATTATATCGTAGAAATAATATAGGGATTCCGCCATCGTTCATATAAATATTTTTCATACGATTTTGTTCTCCTAATTCGCAATAACTTTTATGTTGATTTTCATCAACTTCTATATATATTTTATGTGTATTGTAATCATATCCTAACTCCTTTTCTTCCGCGTGTTTTCCACCACATTGTTTCGCTACGCGTTGGTTATACTCATCTGGATCACCACATTCTTGCTTTAATAAATCAAATACGCGAAGTTCTTTTACTTTTTTACGTCGTTTCATTTCATATGTTATTTTTTCACTATTACTACACGTGTTTATACATAACTTATCTATACAAACGTCTAACAGACCACAGTTTTCGCATCTGGTTTCTGTCAAATTGATTTCATCTGTGTTCTTATGAGTTTCGCAATGAATGGGGTGCTTCTTTCCATATATCGCATTTATATTACAATTGTCGGTTTTACATTTTGAACGAGGCTTTGTAATCATATTTTCGGTTTTATGTTTTACACACATAGTCGGAGTAAATCCAGGAATACCATATGATGCGCGGACATTGCAATTGATACATTTGGGGTTTTTTATATCTATCATTCCTGGCAGAGCACAACCGCTGCAATATAACGCTTTCGATTCTCCTTCGCTATTGAAAACTGGTTGTTTGTTATGGCAAGTGATACATTTGGGGTTTTTTATATCTATCATTCCTGGCAGAGCACAACCGCTGCAATACAACGGTTTATATTCTCCTTCGCTATTGAAATTGGGGCGTTTGTTATGGCAAGTGATACATTTGGGGTTTTTTATATCTATCATTCCTGGCAGAGCACAACCGCTGCAATACAACGCTTTCGATTCTCCTTCGCTATTGAAATTGGGGCGTTTGTTATGGCAAGTGATACATTTGGGGCTTTTTATATTTATCATTCCTGGCAGAGCACAACCGCTGCAATACAACGCTTTCGATTCTCCTTCGCTATTGAAA